TTTCATGATATTTGTATCTCTACGATCAAGAATAATCTCTCCGTCCATTACTCTTTATATTGAAACTATTCTATTCTCTTTAACGCACTTTATAAAAAATGTTGTTTCAATATAAATGAAACTTAACTCCACTAACAAAAATACTCTTCGAGCTATGCTTATAGTCGTACTCCTTTTGTGTGTCCTCACGATGTTTCGTACCAGTGGATACCAGGGCAAAGAAATTGAAATCGAAACTGTAAACACGGGTTCGTTGTTTGACATTCCATCATCGGAAGAATGTTTGAAAACCGCTTACTATTCGAATAGTGTTGGTGGTGTATGCAACGGCCAAAAACTCGTCCAGGAACAAGCGGGTTATAAGATGAAGTAAAATCTCCGGTATATATAAATGGCTTTAGTGACTAGTCAGTCATCTTTACCTGATTTCGAACACGAGTATCATACGATTACAGTTGATACTATAGGTCAGTTAAGTAAGAATACGTTTACTGTTCATCTTCAACAAACACTAGAAAATATTGTTCAGGCGAGACTTGTAGCTGCACAAATTACAACTACAAATTCTAACGTTTGTTATATTTCTGTGAACGAACTCGATACGAATTATTCACAAAGAACATCAAATATTTATGGGTATGAAAATCAGGAAGTTATATCTAAAGTAAACAACTCATTTGGAAGTTTGATAAGTGGTGGTGGCACAGTATCGCAAATTATTTTCAAAGATAACTACCCAGTCGTTCAACAATATTCAACACCTATACGAAAAATAGACCGATTAACATTTACATTATTTAACCAAGATGGTAATACTATACAGGGTACAGATGATAACTTTTTTATTTTTAAATTCGTATGTAAACAAAAAAATTTACCATTCGTTACAGGGCAGTAAATAACGCATATTTTTAAACTTTTCTTATTATAAATGTCTTCTGGTATTGTTCAACTCATCGCCATAGGTGCTCAAGATGAATACATTATGGGTGAACCAGAAATATCTTTTTTTACATCAACGTTTAAAAGGCATTCTAACTTTTCACAGTCCGTCGAACAACAGACAATACAAGGGGCTGTGAAAGGTAATTCCATGTCATCTATTCGGTTTGACCGAACAGGGGATTTATTAGGGTATACGTACCTTACTATAGATAATAACGCACAAGCACTCGATATTCAACGCTGGGATACACTTATCGATAAAGTCGAACTTCTTATTGGTGGTCAGGTCATAGATACACAAGATGCCATCTTTACCGAAAAAATAGCTATTGATACATTTGCAACGAACGTATCAAAAAGTGCTATAGGTACACACCCAGGTGTAAGCGCACGCTCGTATTTTTATCCATTTAGATTCTTTTTTTGTGAAGGTCCACAGTGTGCTTTACCCATAGTCTCTTTACATTACCATAACGTAGAATTACGTATATACTGGGGCCCGGATGCAGGTAACTATAACTTTGAATGTTATTCAAACTATTATTATTTAGACAATGAAGAACGCGGTAATCTCGTTTCCCGTAACCATGATTTAATTATTACACAGGTTCAAAAAAGTATTCCATCCAATGAATTAGTTCAAGAATTGACGTTTAACCACCCAGTTAAGTATATTGCATCTTCAGATACAACAACTGAAGGTGCTTTAACGTCTACAACAAATAAAATTAAAATCGAAATAAACGGGTTAGATATTGGTAATTTTAAATGGGCGAAACCGCATTTCATAGATGTTATGAACTATTACCATACAAATTTCGTCACATCACCAGATTTCTTCTTATACTGTTTTTGTTTATCAACAAGTTCACTCCAGCCGACGGGAACACTCAATTTTAGTCGTTTAGATTCAGCAAAGGTGGTTAGCCAGACCATGGTCATAAATGATCCTATATATGCCGTAAACTATAACATACTTCGTATAGAAAATGGTATGGCCGGCCTCATTTACGCAAATTAAAATACGTACCTATATTAAATGGTTAAAAACATACCGACCATCGAGCGGTCTACCAAAATCCGGTTTGGTAAACACGCTACGGACGACCAGGGCGAAAACACGATCGTATTCAATGCTTCAAATACAGCTATAGATACATCAGGTTCAGGGAGTATTTACATGACACCACTTCGTCAAGAAGATGATATAACATCCAGGGATATAACCATGTTAACGTATAACACAGAAACCAAGGAAATTATAGATTCGAATGTACCCGCGGTTGATCTTTTCTCGATTAATTTACAATACGCGACGAATAATGATAACGTTACATCAAATACGGTTCGTTTTATAAATGATACGACCGCGTTTGTAACAACTGGTAATGTCGGTATACATAATACAAGTCCTACACACGCACTCGATGTAGGTTCACAATTTCATGTAACTGAAGGAGGTGAAGTACGCGTGGGTCCTTCTGTTTTAATAGATTCTAGTGTAACTAATCAAATTCAGGTTTCGGGTAGAATAGATACAGATTCGATTACATTAGATCATATTGGTATTGCTAATAACAATCCAACTATAACGGGGTTAAGTTTAGGTTCGACTACGTTTTTACAAAACCCAACTGCATCCATAAACGCATTTAGTACCACGGGTAACGTAAGTGCGGCATTTTACCATGGTGATAGCTATTTTCTTTCAAACTTGAATTTAAACAATATCGTTTTACAAGGTAATACAACCGCTTCTAGAACAGTTGAGTTTAACTATGCAAATGGCCCAGCTTTGATCACGAACGGTAATGTTGGTATACAGAATACGCATGGTATACACACGTTAGATGTTGGTTCGAACTTATTCGTAGACGATATAGGTTCAAATATATTAGTTGTGACCGGTAATACGTTCACATCGAGAAAAGCATTAATTGGGTCAAATGTTACTATAGATACGTTAGGGTCTAATGTCGTTGAAGTTACGGGGAACACGTATACCTCAAGAAAAGCTTTGGTTGGGTCTAACCTTGTTATGGATACACTAGGGTCTAACGTCGTTGAAGTTACGGGGAATACATTTACCTCGAGAAAAGCTTTGATTGGGTCGAATGTTACTATAGATACGTTAGGGTCAAACGTCGTCGAAGTTACGGGGAACACATTTACCTCGAGAAAAGCTTTGATTGGGTCGAATGTTACTATAGATACTTTAGGATCTAATGTTGTCGAAGTTACTGGGAATACGTATACCTCGAGAAAAGCTTTAGTTGGGTCTAACCTTGTTATGGATACACTAGGATCTAACGTCGTCGAAGTTACGGGCAATACGTATACTTCGAGAAAAGCATTAGTTGGGTCGAACCTTGTTATGGATACACTAGGATCTAACGTCATCGAAGTTACGGGGAACACGTTTACTTCGAGAAAAGCTTTGATTGGTTCGAATGTTATTATAGATACACTAGGGTCAAACGTCGTCGAAGTTACGGGGAACGTAAACGTATCGAATTACACAAAAACAGACTATATTACCGTACAAAAAGATGCACACGTAAAAGGTAACCTCCTCGTCGAAGGTACGACAACAACAATTGATACAATAAATACAACTTTCGGAGATGCCGTTATAAGTCTCGCAAACAATAACACTGAAACATCGACAGATATTGGTATTATCATGAAACAACCCAACAGTAATGCGAGTCCAACTGTAACTTTTAGAGGCGACGAAAAAGAAATAATGATCGGCTACACACTAAACAATTCTTTAGATACCGAAATCACACCCGATTTGGCGAACGTAATAGATTTACACGTCTACGGTAACATAATAGCACAGAATAATATAACACTTACATCGGGTGAACTAACAGCCATTACACTAAACGGTAACGTTATTGGTAATAATGTAGATGTTGTTACTTTAACGGGTAATGTTATTGGTAATAATGTAGACGTGATTACACTTTATGGCAATGTCATTGCAGATAATGTATACGTAACAAATAATATAGAAACAACGTCCGGGTTCTTTAAAGGTGACGGTGGTATTCTCTCGAACGTCACTCTTCAACAAGTTACGGATGCGGGTAATACGACATCAAATACGGTTCTGTTTACAAACGCACACACGGCGTTTACGACAGATCTTACGTCTAACGTCGAAGTTAAGTTAAATCAATTATCGAATGTCATCATAACGGATCCAAACGACCATAAAAGTTTACTTTATATCGATGGGAACTGGATAGACGATTATATAGATTTTACTTCCATAGAAGTAAAAGCGGGTGAAGCACTTTCAAAAGGTGATGTTGTTTATATACACGATGGTTCGGGAGATACACCCGAAGTAAGAAAAGCGGATTCATCGAGTGCTTCAACCATGCCTGCTATAGGTATTGTTATGGATGGTTCTATAAACCAAAACAATAACGGACACGTCGTTACTTTTGGTACGTTTGGTATGACGTTTGACACGAATTTTCAAAAAGGTGAAATACTTTATGTAAGTAACACCACACCCGGTGGGTTAATGAATACAGTCCCATTTAATAACACGGATAAAATACAAAACGTTGGTATAGTTGTTAAATCCGGTGAGAAAATTCTTGTTACGGGTGTTGGTCGTTCGAATGATATTCCGAACGCAGAGGAAGTTTATGCACAGCCAACTTACGTCTACGTAAACAGCACAGGTAATGAACTCAAAAAGATACTCGCTTCAAATTTGAGTGCAAATAACCAAACTTTGGATATGGTTACGTCGTGGAGTAACTCGACGCAAAATACCATACAATCAACGCACGCAACAACCGGTTTCATATCGAGTGGTAACGTTCACATTGGAAGTAATATTTTTATTTCTGGTTTAACGGATCCAACAAACAATTATCTAACAATGGCTGATAAAACTACAGGTAATCTTATTAAATCACCTGCATATGTAACAGCAGGTGGTAAATATGTTATAGATGCAGCAGAAGCCGAATTTACTGGTAATTTAACGTTTACTGGTAACGCAACAACTTTTTCATCAAATAATGTTGTTATACAAGATAGAATTTTTGGTTTGGGTGCAAATAATGCAGTTCATAACCTCGATATGGGTATTTTGATGGAACACAAAGATGATGGTGATTATGCCAATATTGCTTTAATTTACCATGCAGATGAACATAGGTTTTCGTTAGGGTATACACAAAATACATTTACAGATGATCATATTTTGCATTACCAAGACCCTGACCATGTAATTACCTTTGATATACTAGGTAATACATTAGTTCAAAATAACTTAACTGTGGTACACGGTGATTTGACGGCAATTACTTTGAATGGTAATGTTGTTGGTAATAATGTAGATGCGATTACTTTGAATGGTAATGTTATTGGTAATAATGTAGATGCGATTACTTTGAATGGTAACGTTATTGGTAATAATGTAGACGTGATTACTTTGAATGGTAACGTTGCCGGGGATAATGTGAATGCGATTACACTTTATGGTAATGTCTCGGGGGATAATGTAAGTGTAATTACTTTGAATGGTAATGTCTCGGGGGATAATGTGAATGCAATTACACTTTATGGTAACGTCTCGGGAGATAATGTAAGTGTGATTACTTTGAATGGTAATGTCTCGGGGGATAATGTGAATACAATTACACTTTATGGTAACGTTGTTGGTAATAATGTAGATGTGATTACCTTGAATGGTAACGTTGTTGGTAATAATGTAGACGTGATTACTTTGAATGGTAATGTTGTCTCTGATAACGTGAATGCAATTACACTTTATGGTAATGTCTCGGGGGATAATGTGAATGCAATTACACTTTATGGTAATGTTGTCTCTGATAATGTCGTTGCTACAAACGGAATGTATGGTACTATCAAGGGTGCAAACACTATAAGTGCTTCCACTATTTATGTAGGTACAGGTACACCCAGTCTCGGTGATTATGAATTACGCGTCGAAGGGGACACAGAAATTACAGGTAATTTACTCGTAGGTGGTACAACAACAACCGTAAACACACAAAATCTTATTGTTCAAGATCCAATCATTCAACTTGGCGATGCATCAGCGTCAGTCGATTCCGGTTTATTACTTGCACGCCCATCTGATACAGATAATGTATACGTAGGGTACGACCAAACTAGAACGGAGTTTGCTATAGGTTTTACCGATAATCACGCAGGTGATTCTGATATAACTATAAAACAAGGTCAAGATTTCACTTTGAATGTATATGGTAACGTTGAGGCAAGTTACTTTTTTGGTGACGGTTCCCAACTTTCGGGTATACAAACGGCGACACCAACGTTAGCGAGTGTTGTCGATGAAGGTAACGTGACATCAAACGTCGTCCGGTTTTCAAATGCAACAACTGGTATTGAAATAACTTCAAACATCGATTTTGTAAATAAAATCACACTTAAATCAACGAGTACAACGAAATCGAATTTATTCGTCGTGAACGCGATCCAACTCGATCCAAGTTATGCGTCCCCGACACGTAACGTTTTATCATTTGATACTACCACAGG